CTCCATCACATATAGGTCAGTCATATAGAACGTGTCTATGTATTCGATACGGTGCAATTCAGCTCTTCTTTGTGCAGCATTATCACCTTGATACGGATCAGACTCAGTCGCACGAGTAAACGGCGCTGTGAACCAATTGGCACGCTCTGTTGCATCGTACGTCTGTCCGTCCATATCTTTGAAGCCTATATCATGTACACAGAAACAAGCACCCTCAATCCAATCATCTACTCCATCGCGTGTCGGAACATGACCTAAATCGTGTGCATATTGGCGCTCTACAGAACGAGGCATTCCGGCTGTTGAAGAGGTCTGTCCGTCGTCTGCCATAAGCACTACCTTGACCGTCTTTCCAAGTGCATGGATGAATACAACCAAATCCTCCGGCGGAGCGCACTCAATAAGTTTATTGCAGCCTACAGTTCCATCTCCACTCTGTCCTGTACACGGAGTTACTTTATAGCATTGTACTCGTGCTACAGGATAACCTGAAATACTATTCGATTTATTGGCTTTTCTGTCTTCGTTATTATAAGCATCTGCCAATAATCCGCTTGTGCGTACCTTGATGCAGTACTTGATGCCTCTAATATCAGCATAGGTCATATAGCGAAGAGAAGGATAGATTTCCTCGAATGTCTTACTGCCCTCGCGGATACCGTACTTCTTCACCGCATCCTCCGAGATGATATAATCCGTCTCTCCGTCATCACTAAATGACGGCAACATCAGTTTGTTAACGAAACGCCCGGACTGAATACGGTCAGCGCAATAGTAACGGTTCAGGTTACGCGCAGCACCATAGGCAAAGAGTTTTGTGATAGGCAACTCCTCACCGACTGACTTTGTGATCTCGTATAAACCGCCATAAGTCCTGTCTATTGGCAGATGTGAGGTCTTACCATACATCATATCCAACGGAGTGTTTGTAATCGCTCCAGCGGCATTTACGGCGCAAAGAAACGGCCTTCTCTTACCAACATATATCGTGCGGCCATTTATATAGAATGTCGTATTGATGTAATCCTTGTCATTAAGTTTCATCAAGGCATCCATCACGCTATTACCTTGGAATGAGAAAGTATATCGTTCGAGAGCATTGTTCTGGTCTTCATCGAGTTCGGGAGCAAGTTCATAATTCCATGCATTTGCACCTTTGTAATGTTGGTCGAGACATGCTTTACAACGGCGTAGTAATTCATGCGCACCTCCATAGAACGTCACGTTCTCAAAACCAGTATAGATAATCTTCTCTTCATTTGAGTCGCGCTGGATGAAGTCTCGCATCTGTATGCCTGTCAGCTCAAATTGACGAGGATAGAATGTAACAGTTGTCTCAAATGCATCTCCAGCGCTATAAGGACGCGCTGTCTTCTTGCATTGAGGCTCCGTATAGATGTAGAATTTTTCGATATTCTGCAGGTCACTATCTTCTGGCACCTCGCCTCTATTCCCTCCTGGTTCGCGTTGCAAAGACTGCATTCTCATATATACATAGTCACCAATCTGGAAACCTATTGGTGTCGCATACTTGATAATAGCAGTAATACTACGCTTGCTCATGTCTTGGCCGTTATATGTAGCCTCCATGATGTCAAACACAACGTCAGTCCTTACGAACTGACCCTGTGCATCATATATGTCTCGATATACTCTCATTGTTGTTTCTGTTAGATTGTTACACCCTCGAACGGCGTGTCGATATTCGGACCGTTCACCTTAAATCGCAACTCAAACTCTACGAAGTCATAACTACGGCGTTTGAACCTTGGATCGTCATCGGCATCCATCAGATAGACCCCCTCATAGCCCATCTGTGTGTACTCATCCCAAATCTTCAACCATCTGCCTTCGATGAGTTTCAGCATCTCACGGATAGCCTGATTGGAGTTCACCGCATTGGCATCACCGAAGATGACAAACTTAGGTACAAACTCCACCGCCTCATGCGTGATAGCCGGTTCATACGTGCCCATAGAGCCACCGGTAACACGCGGCAACCATACATCATCGCCATCCTCATCCTTCCATGACTGTACGACCATGTTCTTGATCTTCGGCATCGGGGAATAAGGCGAGTGCTTGATTTTGATACCAAACCTCGCATTCATGCCGAAGACCTCATCGTACTGCATGTTATTCGAGTACGCTCCCGGCTGGCCGACGGCAATCCAAAAGTCCTTGAAACGCTCTGCCATAGTTATTCGTCCTTGTTTTGATTGTTATCTGTTTGTTGAGAACTCTGCTGTTTAGCCGCTAATGCCGCTTGTGCTTCGATCAGCGCCTGACGTTCTTTATCCTTCCATATACGCTCTTCCTCAGCCGCCTTGTCTTCTACGTGGCGGTTAGCAGCTACAGCAGCATGTACTGACATCGCACCGGCACCCATATAGGTTGCTACCTCGGTGGAGTTATCCTCGATACCTCCGATAAACGGATCGGTGTACGAGAATTTGAGTTTCATCTTTTTGAGTTTGTCAACCAGTTCGCTGTTTGCAAGGCTGTAGTAACTGGTCATAATGTGTACGCACAGATTCAGGTCTCGCTTGATGAGACGGTTGTAGGTGTTCACCGCCAAACGTGTGCGCTTCACATAGCCCGGAAGGTTAGCACGACGCATCGCCTCACCGGAGAGCGTACCAAGGCCCATAATGCTCTTGTACGACCAGTCAGGAGTCAACGTATCTTTGTCGATAGAGGCTTTCAGGTCGTCTTTCTCGTTCTTTACAAGGTCGGCGCTATCCGGCGGTGTTACGAACTCAAAGACGCTATCCTTGCTATCTACGACGAAGAGTTTACCATTCTCACGAGGATCGGCCAGACGGTCATCAACGAGGTCGGCAGATAGTTTGAGGTACGGATCACCAAAGTACTCAACGGTATCGCTATGCTTACTGTCACGCCACTCCAGTTTCTCAATACGTGCCTGTACGCCCTCCCAATCGACTTCGTGGTTGAAGTAGATCACAGGAATCTTGCCCGGGAACGGGTTTTCTTCCTTCTTGATGAGCGTCCATTTCTTTTCGCTTGTGCTCGGCTTAAAGAATTTCCAGATATTCGTCTTGGTGTAAATATCCATGTGTTCCTCAAAATCGAGATCGAGGTTGCGAAGAGAATAGCCGAAAGCGAAAGCAATCAGTTTGTCGTACTGGTTGAACAGCGGATAGAGCGTATCGCCTTTGCTGTTAGCCTTCACTTGGCACACAACATCCACGGCACCGTCCTCATCCTTTGCGAGAGAGTAGAGTTTAGCACACTCTGTTTCTGAACCGGTGATATGACGGCACTCGTACAGGTTCTCGTTGAAGTACACCTTATCGAGAAAGTCCTTGAAGGCCTCGAAAGCATCTCCAAGTTCAGCAGCCTCCTCCGGTTTGTTTGCCAGAGTGATGTTGATCGGATTACCGAACATGAAGAAGGTAGCCGTCTCGTTCGTACCACGCTGGATAGCACGAGGCAATTTAGATGTCTCGTAGTCCTCCTGATCCTTCCGCTTCTTGTTTTGACGGAAGTTGATCTTGTGTTCATCCGGACGATACTCACTCAATGCCTTCAATGCTTCACCTCTATGACAGGCAAACATCTTGATAGCACGATCCACTTCACCGGCTTCCAGTAGTCCCTCTAACGTCGAACGTAGAGCAGAACTGTAGATTGCGGTGTTCTCTTTCTGTTGCTCAGCTTTGGCAGCTGCGCCTTCTAATACCGGTTTCTCCGGCTCAGCGGTGCTTCGGTTGAAACCCCAAAATAAGTTTTGAAAAAATCCCATATCCTTAGTACATTATATTGTCAATAATCATTTTATACCCGGCATGTTTCGATATGAGATTATTCTCAATCGTAAACGGCCGTATCTGTATTCTGTGCGATTTGACCTCATTCAAGGCCTCTTTCAGCACGGCATCGCCCACCTCCAGACTATCCTGAACGTGATAGACGGAAAGGTACACATTGCGCCTTGTGAAGCCTATCAGTTTACCGATAAGCGTGCAAGGGATGTTCTCTTTCCATAAGTAGTAGCACAGCGCTTGGCGAAGTGCAATGATAGAAGGTACTCGGCTTCTGTCTTTCAGTTTCTTAATAAACTCTTTCGATTCCATATTGTTGATGTTAGAATGTTAATCCAAGTTCTGCTTTGGTGTAGGTGCGCTTGTGAGAGCGTCCTATACGGTCTTTCGAGATACTATAACGTGTTGCATCTATTGCATGGTTGAACTTATCAATCGGCGTGTTCGTGTATGCTTCATGCCTATCCTTCATCCAGCAGTAGTTACTGAACTCTTTGGCTACGTTAACACTACCACGGATGATGTGTATCTTATAGCCCTGCATCTTCGTGATGCCGTCGATGACAGAGTTGGCATACTTGACTACCGGGTAGAGTAGCGATACGCCTGCATCTTCGAGGTTCTGGATGTACAGCGGGTTCGCACTATCAATGTACTTCGGGATGCCATTGTACGGTCTCAATCGGTACGCCAGTTGCTTCTCATTAAGTCCGCGCTCATACACAACCTCCTCGATCCACATGTGCTTGATACCGTTGATATTCGCCGTATAGACCAGTACTACAGCAGTCGGGTCGCCCTTACCGGAGAAGCCTATATCTATACCCAGCCGTTTCTCTACCTTTACATTAACCGGTATCTCCGTGCGGTCCACTATATCCCATGTCTCTTTCGGGAAAACCAATCCTTCCACGATAGCGAACTCGCCCATACCGAATATCTGCCACAATGCCGGGTTGGTGTACTTGTACGACATAATCTCTTCCTTGATAGCATTCGACAGGAACGGGTTATCAACGAAAGTAGATACGAAGTGGAACGTACGGAACTCTTTCAGCAGCGGGAACAGCCAATGCTCCTCTGTGAAAGACGGGTTGAAGTCAACAATCGAGAAGCACTCGGTACGCATACGCAGTTGTCTGAACTCCTCAGAGCGTATCTCATTGGCCTCGTTCACAAACAGGATGTCACGCTTGGCACCACGAACCTTCTGCTCATCATCAGTTGCAAAGAACTCCATCGTCGAGCCATTAGCGAAGGTGTAGATCATCTCGGTCTTATTCATCCGCTTCTGCTCGTAATAGCCCATGTTGACCATTATCTCCACGAAGTCGCGGAAGATAGAACGCTTCAACGGAGGTAAGGCACAACGTACAACAGACACATGGTACACATCCTTCTGAATCAGTTGCGGTTCCTCATCTATCGTCGCTTCTCCTCTCTCCATCCTTTCCTCCCATCGCTTATGAGCCGATATGTAGTGTGCTTGCATGTACTTATTCGCAAGCGTCGGATTCAAGCAGCACATGATGAGGAATATCATTATCTGGTACGATTTACCGGCACGCGCACTTCCTTGCAACGCGATCAGAGTGAAGCCAAGCAATATACCTTTGATGATACCGTTGTATATCTTGCCTATTATGTCAATTTTCTTTCTCTCTGCCATGAATTACTCAGCCAGTATATCTTCCATCAGTTTGTCAATGTCCGTTTCAGAGCCATTAGGACTCTGCGTATTATCCTCAACCACCTGAACATCCTCTATTTGCGCATTCTGTGGCTTCTGCTGCATCTTCGGAGCACCGCGCATAATAGTCTCCATCAGGTCAGTAATCTCGCCTCCAGCGCCTTCTCCTACGATATTGAACTGTACCGCAGTCTGAGGTCCACCATTGTCTTTCTTCTCCGGAGCATAGAGTCCAAGCAGTTTGCGTTTCTCTTTACCGAGGTCATTGATGTGTTGCAAGAACTTAATATCACCGGCTGTTACGTTCTCCTCGTTGATGATCTCTTCGAGGTTATACTTCATCTCCGGAGCCTCTGAATTACTATTCTCGGTACGTTTCTTCGTATGCTTGATGCCCTTCTTGCTGAACTCCCATGCCTCCCATGTCTCTCTCAATTGCGTGTCAATCGTCGAGACCTCTCGTGCAATTTGGTCGTTCATTGAATGTGCCATCTCAGCACGCCATAGTTTATGAAGCAGTTCCTTGACGATGTTCACCTTCTGTATGTTCCAGCTAAGACCATACTTGTCTTTGACCGCCACAACAATCTGCTGATTATTGAAGCCCTTCGCCAGCAAATCCGATACATAATATGCTACTGCCGTCTTCTGTTCTGTGCCAAAAATATCCAGCATCGTGACCTTCTTGTCACGCTTAATCAGCATACCGTCATTATCCGTGGATCGGTTATCCAGCAGTCCTATCGCTTGCTTCCGTATCTCCTCGACTGTAGGGTTACTTTTGCTCATAAATGAAATTTTTGACAAAAGTACTTATAGTTTCCAATTTACACAATACCAGTAAAATAATTGTATTATGCCATACAAAATAGAATTATTTTTCATGCAGGGGTTGCACCAATCAGAAAAAAGTAGTAATTTTGCACCGGATTTCAATCAATAGCACAATTATGGAAGAAAAAGTATTCATCGCAACCGCCATGTTTGGCCTGCAAACGCGGTTACAATTCAACTGCAGCGCCCCTGTTGTTAAGGACGGAGTATTTCAGACAATCACGGAAGTAGATGCCAATGGCCGTATCGTCAATAACGGCGGTATCATCACCATTGACACGAAGATGCAGCGTGCCGGTATTAGTTACGGACCGTTGTCGATTGCTCTGGACGTTATCATAACGAAAGAAGCCGATGGCAACTATCATTTCAAGTGTGCCACCGACCTCTGTCGTGTCGATCTGTTCATCTGTGAGCAGAATGCTTGGAAAGATGAAGGAGAGGCTATTTTTTACTAAGCCGTTCTATCAACTCGTTTCCATTGATGACTTTCTTCGAGAAGTTGAGGTTTACTCCGACTGCGGATAGACCTCCCTTCTTGATGAGTTCCTGCTGATGTCTCATAACTATCAGTCGGTTCTCTTCTTCCTCCTTGGTGCCACCTTTTGGCGGGTGATACATGACGTGCGGAAGGTCAGAGATCATAACTTCCATGAGCGCTACAGGAGTGTTCAGATAGCCCCAAAACGGAATCGTTATCAATCCTCCGAAGAGCACTAATGGCTGTCCGAGGCTTGGGAATTTTTCAATGATTGAGCCTCTTTTGCCAATTCCAGTTCGTGACGGTATTCCTCGGCTTCTTTCTTCGTCATCGTCGTCCACGTCGTGGTCATATCCATCAGAAATACCATAGCCAGCGAGTACTGCTGCTCCGTTGCTTTTTTTTTTGCCTCCATGATGACATTCAGATAGTCATCACCATTCCATCCGGCAAAATAATACAGCAAACGCCATTTGAGCCACCAATACAGACGCATACCCCAGAAGGAGTTGATCAGGATGGCTGCAGCACACTTAGCATAGAACCGACGGGTATATTTGTTGCCCTTATTCAAGTCTTC